AGAGACCGGTTTCAAAAACTACTAATCAAGTACAAAGAAGAAGATAAAAAAGAACTTGCACAGAATGACTTTCTTGCATTTACCAAAACTATTTGGCCAGAGTTTATTGAAGGTGAACATCACAAAACAATTGCAGATAAATTTAACAAACTAGCAACAGGAGAAATAAAAAGGTTGATAGTGAATATGCCACCAAGACATACAAAGTCTGAGTTTGCATCAACACTATTACCAGCATGGATGATTGGTAAAAATCCAAAGCTAAAAATTATACAGACTACTCACACAGGAGAACTTGCAGTTCGTTTTGGTCGTAAGGCTAAGACACTAATTGATTCACCTGAGTATCAACAAATATTTAAGACAAGACTAAGAGAAGACAGCCAGGCCGCTGGTCGCTGGGAAACTGCTCAAGGTGGCGAGTACTTTGCTGCCGGAGTCGGTGGAGCAATTACAGGTCGAGGTGCTGACTTATTAATAATCGATGACCCACACTCGGAACAAGACGCCATGAATATGGGCGCACTAGAGAGAGCTTACGAATGGTATACATCAGGTCCAAGGCAACGTTTACAACCAGGCGGAAAAATTGTTTGTGTTATGACACGTTGGAATGTAAAGGACCTTACAGGAATTCTTTTGAAGAACCAAACAGAGCCCAAATCGGATCAATGGGACTTGGTAGAGTTTCCGGCAATAATGCCGAGTGGTAAGCCAGTATGGCCGGAGTATTGGAAGATCGACGAACTGGAATCAGTTAAAGCATCACTATCACTCGGTAAATGGAATGCACAGTGGATGCAAAACCCTACATCAGAAGAAGGTGCAATATTAAAAAGAGAATGGTGGCAAGACTGGGATAAAGATTATATACCAAGTCTTGATCATGTAATACAATCTTACGATACCGCGTTCATGAAAAAAGAAACAGCAGACTATTCAGCTATCACTACATGGGGAGTCTTTAGAGAAAGTGAGGAAGGTCCACCTAAATTAATTTTACTAGATGCATTAAAAGAAAGATATGAGTTTCCAGAGTTACGTAGAGTTGCAAAAGAGCAATATGATTACTGGCAACCAGAAACTGTGTTGATTGAGTCTAAAGCATCAGGACTACCACTAACGTATGAGTTAAGACAGATGGGTATCCCTGTTGTAAACTACACGCCATCACGTGGAAACGACAAGCATACACGTGTAAATTCTGTTGCACCTTTATTTGAATCTGGTAGTATATACGCACCTTTGAATAAACAGTTCGCTCAAGAGGTTATTGAAGAGTGCGCTGCCTTCCCGTATGGGGATCATGACGATTTGGTTGATAGCACAACACAAGCAGTCATGAGATTTAGACAAGGTGGTTTAGTTATTCACCCTGAAGACTATGAGGATGAGAAGCTGCCACATAAACAATTTAAATATTATTGGTAAAATTATGGGACCACTAGCACAATTTTTATTAGCACTAACAAACTTAGTTAGATCTGGAGCAATTAGAAAAATACCTCAAGCAATTAAGTTTGCCGAACAACAGTTTGGAAAAGTTACACCCTTACTTAAAAAACAAATAGAAAAAGTTTTTGAGTCAGCTAAAAAACCAGTTGTTGGTAAACCTGGTAAGAAAGAAGGTGCAGTTATACCAATGGTAAAAGAGGTAGCAAAAAAAGACGAAGGTATTGCATCTCTTGAAGACAGCAGTCCATTAATGGAGAGATTAGAAAAAAATGTTGAAGAGATGAGACTTTCAGATGATGACCCCATGGGTGACCTTGAACAGATATTAAATCCAAAAAGACCTGGTGGGTCCTTGGATCAGGTGACAGGCATCACGCGAGGACTAGCTAGAAAAATATTAGATAGAAGAGGAATTGAGATTGGTAAAAATGATCCGATAGATGTTTTTATTGATACGTTTGGAGAGTCAATTACAGATGTAAAAAATCTTGCAGAAGAGATGGTAGAAGCAGATCAAATAGGTCGTAATTTAAAATCACCAGATGAACTTCTAGAAATAGAAGGTTTATTTGATATTGAGATACCTGCTAATCCACAAAAAGGATTAACAGACGAAGAGTTATTAGAACTCATGAAAAAAACTGAAGAAGAAGAAATATTAAAAAATTTTGATCCAACAGATAGAGAACCAAACGCAGCTGGTGGACTAGCTGGCATATTAAAATTATAATGAAGATTCATGAATACAATGAGATGATGGCGTACCTGTTGCGGCCACAGCCTAGACAGATGTTAGCAACAGGAACTCAACCTAGAACTGCTGCTGGAACTTTTGATAAAGTTTATAGCATGGCAGAGATTAGAAAGTTGGCTAAAGAATTAAACGTAAGTGAATTTGTAGATGGAGTTAAACTAACTCCTGATAAGTTTAGAAAAAATGTTACTAACGCTTTAACAAGAATAAATTTTTATAAAAATCAATTTAAATCTTTATCACCTAAAAAACAAAAAGCTTATATAAAAGATGTTAAAAAACAATTAGTAAAACACCAAGATGGTGGTTTTTATAAATCAGCGGCAAAAAGAGTTTCTAATGCTACTCTTGTAAAGAGATATTTTCCTAATATAGATCCTAAAACTGCAAATAAAATTGTTACTAGTATTAATGGAATGATAATTAATGATTTTATAAAAAAAGGAAATGTTATTAAAACATCTCCAAAAGCAAATGCTAATGCAATTAGAATGGAAGACTTAAAAAAAATAACAAACCCAACTTTTGAAACAGCAGAAGGAGTTCAAGGGACTAAAGGAGCAAGCTTACAACACGTTGCCTCTAAAAATAGAATGGTTAAATTAAATAATTTAGCTTATTTAGAAAAAGTTTTAAACTCTAGTGGATCTCAAAATGATAAAAGAATAAAAATAATTGAAAAAGAAGTAGATAGATTAATTAAAGCTAAACCTAAAAATTATATTCAAAGAATAAATGATTTAAATACTGAAGGTATGGCATTAGCCTCTGGTTATATAAAAAAAGACGGCAAGATAGTTAAGGGTCCAACTGCAGGATATTCTGAGTTTAGAGTTAAAGACCCTATAAATGAAAAACTTTATTATTTTGGAAAGGATGATACTAAAACATTATTGCCCGATAGAGATCCAGTTTTAATTCAACAAGATGCTGATCTTATAGATAAACCTATTAAAGACATGAATCCTGAAGAATTAAAAAGAGCAAAAGAAATAGCAAGAAAAAAACAAATTGATTTTAGAAAAATAATGTCTGGAACAGGTAAAGTTTTAAAACCAATTGTTAGAGCAGCAGCTCCGTTTGTTCCATTCTTAGGACCTATTGGAGTTGGACTTGGTGCAGCTGATGTAGCTGAAGCAGCAGAGTTTACAAAGAAACCAGATGAGTTAGGACTTGCATATTTAGCAGGACCAGATCTTGCAAGAAGTTACGGAGAGTATAAAGATAGAATTCGAGGAATGCAAGATGAGACAGAGGAGTTTGTACCATAATGGTTGGTAAAAAATCAGGACCACCACCAAAATCAGGGCCAACACCACAGGGGTTGAATATTAATTATAATACTGTTAAGACAGTGAAACTGGAGAAAATAAATGGCAGAAATAGACAAAACTTTACCAAACGTAAAGCAAACAATAAACGTTCCAAGTCCTGAAGAAGTAGAAGTAGATATACAGGAACAGCAACAAGAACAAGATTCACCAATTGACATTCAACCAAATGAAGATGGCAGTGTTGATATAAACTTTGACCCATCTGTTGGTAGCCAAGAACAAGGCGAAGATCATTTTGCAAATTTAGCAGAGTTACTTCCTGAAGAAGTATTAGGTCCTATCGGACATGAGTTATATGAAAACTACACAGACTACAAAGCATCTAGAAAAGATTGGGAAAACTCTTATACAAAAGGTTTAGATCTTTTAGGATTTAAATACGAAGAGAACACAGAGCCATTCAAAGGTGCATCTGGTGCAGTTCACCCGGTGTTAGCAGAAGCAGTTACACAGTTTCAATCTTTAGCTTACAAAGAATTATTACCATCACAAGGTCCAGTTAGAACACAAATTATTGGAACACCTACACCAGATAAAGAATCTCAATCAATGCGTGTTAAAGAATTTATGAACTATCAGATTATGGGTGAGATGAAAGAGTACGAGTCTGAGTTTGATCAGATGTTATTTTATTTACCACTGACAGGATCTACATTTAAAAAAGTTTATTACGACGAGATTATGCAGAGAGCAGTATCTAAGTTTGTTCCTGCAGATGATTTAATTGTTCCGTACACGGCTACCTCATTAGACGATGCGGAAACAATTATTCATGTTGTTAAAATGTCAGAAAACGAATTACGAAAACAACAAGTTGCTGGTTTCTATAGAGACATAGAATTGACTCCAGGACAAGATAATGAAACAGCATCACAAAAAAAAGAACGTGAGTTAGAAGGTTTAAGTAAAGGTAGAGATCAAAGAGTATTTACACTTTTAGAATGTCATGCAACTTTAGACATTGAAGGTTTTGAAGATATGGACACACAAGGTGAGCCAACAGGAATTAAACTTCCGTACATTGTAACAATTGAAGAAGGTTCACGTGAGGTATTATCTATTAGAAGAAACTATGAAATAGGTGATGCAACAAGAAATAAAATTCAATATTTTGTACACTTTAAATTTTTACCAGGTTTAGGTTTTTATGGTTTTGGTTTGATTCACATGATTGGTGGATTATCAAGATCAGCAACAGCAGCATTAAGGTCCTTACTTGACGCCGGCACCCTGTCTAATTTACCAGCAGGATTCAAGATGCGTGGTATCAAGATGAGAGACGAAGCACAACCAATTCAACCGGGAGAGTTTAGAGATGTCGATGCACCAGGTGGTAATTTAAAAGATGCATTCATGCCATTACCATTTAAAGAACCATCACCAACATTATTACAATTAATGAGTGTTGTTGTCGGTGCAGGACAAAGATTTGCATCTATCGCTGATTTACAAGTTGGCGAAGGCAATCAAAATGCTGCAGTTGGTACAACTGTTGCTATGTTAGAAAGAGGATCTAGAACAATGTCAGCAATTCATAAAAGATTATATGCTTCTATGAAACGTGAGTTTAGTTTAATGGCAAGAGTTTTTAAACTTTACTTACCTCCAGTTTACCCATATGATGTTGTTGGCGGTCAAAGGCAAATCAAACAATCTGATTTCGACGACCGAATAGATATATTGCCAGTTGC